AGCAAATAATGTTTCAGGATCCATGAATAACAAAGCAACAGCACCAAGACCAGCAAGTAATCCACCCGAAGGTTTCATAGCATCTAATTGTTTATCATAAGCATCTGCTAATCCATCAATACCAGATACAAGTTGAGACAAAAATTCATTTGCTTCTTCTTGGCGTCTGGCATTTTCTCGATTTTCTTCTTCAGTTCCGGCTAATCCTTGAAGTGCGTCTAATTGTTCTCGAGCTAATTCCATTTGCTCTTCATTAGACGCACTATCAAGAGATATTTGAACTTGTGTTAAGGTTTCCCTCAATTTGGCAGAGTTCTCTGTACCACTTTTTTCTAAAGCAGTAATACTTTTATCGAGGTCACTTAAAGAGTCTTTTTGTTTTAACTCTTTATTTTGCTCTTGAATTGTAGCGGTCAATTGCTCTAATGAGCGACCTAGATCTTCTGCCATATTAGTTATCCACGCTTATTACGTTGTTTTATTCTTTCATTTTCTTCTTCAATAAACTGATTAAGTAGCATAACGTAAATTTCTCTCTCCCACGGTATCATCGAGTCAAGCTCCGTTAGAGAATATTTGTGGTGTTGCATCAAAGCAAAATTAGTCTTATAATAATTCTCTAATGAGTCATGTGAGAGAGCCACTAGAAAAAATTTGTTAGACCCTCCAAGGTCTGACTATTTTCTTCTTTACAACTTTTACAATTAAAATTTACCTCATGTTTCAGTCTTGGCATATCCTCAAAGTATTCAGAAATCTTCTTAAATTGAGATGATGTTAATGAATCAAGAAAGCTAATTACATCTTCAGCTTTTTCATCTTCAGTTGGATAAACATTTTCAGCATCGTAAATAGATTCAATAGCACTTGCTACTGCAGCCATAGTTACTTCGCTTTGATCTCCACCCTGTTTACCAAGTTGCTTTTGAATTCCTTTTACTGTTGGGTATCTAAGTACAACACCAACACTATCAGTTAAAGCAACCTTTTCGTTTTTCTTTACTTCGCCTTGTACTTCAACTTCGTCAAGATTAATTTCTACTTCATTTTTATGGTCGCATGATTTGCATTTCAAATTAACCCTTGTGGTTTCACCCACTGATTTTCCACGAATTTTAAGAAAGACGTATTCTAAATCAAACATTGCAAGATCATTTGCTTGAATCTTACCTTCAGTACAACCAGCAATAACATCGCGTAAAGCACGAATCATTTGCTGCTGATCTTTTGTTTCCATAGCCATCATTAAAAGTTTTTCTTCTTTAACGAGGTATGGTCTATATTCCACTGTGTCACCAGAGCTAGGAATCCTAAGCTCGTATTTTGGTGAATCAATTCTAGGTAAAGCCATTATATACTCCTATTATATTATCCAAAGAGTCCGCGTATACCGGACGAAATTCTGTTAGTCACACTATTAATGCCGCTAGCAATTCTACCACCAATCTGAGCTGCTGGTTGATTTAATACACTGCCAATTGCACTTGTAATACCACCTGTAACATTATTTATTATTCCATTTACACCACCAGAAATAGTACCAACAATCTGATTGAATCCACCAGTAATAGAATTGGTAACAGTATTAATTGCTGATGTAATTGGTCTTGTTACTGATGTAATAACTTCTCTGATAGATCCCGTAATATTATTTTGAATAGAATCTAATGCGCCATTTAGTGAACCCTGTAGAGCATCTTTCAAATCATCAAGAGAATTAAAATTCAATTGGTTTGAAATATCTCCAAATGGACTAAATGGTAATGAAGAAATACCACCAGCCGGAATAGTCAACGCTGAGTTAAAATCTGGAATTGATGATATTGTTTCAAAGTTATTTGATTTGGTCGTATAGTCTTCGTATGTTAATGTTACTGTTAAGCGCATAAGCTCATTTTCAGAACCATTATTTAATTCAATAGCATTAATAGTAATTGGGTAAGCTTTTGTTAAAGTTACCTGATGGATTTCGTTATGATTTAAGTTCAGCACTGAAATAACTACATCTTGAGCGTAATCATCTCTATAACCAATCTTATCATTCACATCGTTAACTACGGTATTCAACCAAGCTTCCCAAAGTTTCTTAATATAAAAATCATTTGTAACATAAAATGTTAATGTCACATCGTCATTAATATATCCATATGGACGCTTAATTGCGTGCTTAGTCATTCCATGTTCAAATGTAGAAATTGAACGTCCAGGTAATTGCGCAGATTCACATAAAGCATTTACAATTACTGGATCAGGAGTAATAGATGCCGGCCCATTGAAGGTTACAGCAAAGAAATTGGTACGAGCAAATCCGCCCTGATTACCAACAACTGCTTTTATATCATCAACTGGATTTTGAAACGGCATGGTTTATCCTCTTGCTGCTTGTCTGGAATCTTTCCAAACGGCGCTTTTTGTAGATTTTCTAAATTGCTCTGTTGGTAGAAATAAAGCCATTTCCCATACGGGAGCTTCAACCATAGCAACACGACCTTCGATTTGAGAATAAAGATAATGCTTAAAACATGGTTTGAAAAGTCTTAATTTAGACGCTGATTTTAATAAGTCATATCTCAATTTAAATCTAGTTGACTCATCGTACTTTTTATTATTGGTTAAATCAACTAAAGAATCAAATAAGCGAGCTCTCATAGCTAATGGAAGATAATGGAGATTCAATCCATAAAAACCACCTTTTACTGGCTCAACCATAATTGTTAATGGGAACACATCATAATATGGTAATGTTTCTCTATGTTTTGGATCGTAAAAGTACATATACATAGATCCAATTCGAGCTTTATTTCTTTTTTCGAGAGATGGATCTTTAAGCAATGATCTTCTATTCACCTTTATATTTTTCACTTCATTGCGAAACCACTGGCGTGACTGATCGGTGCGAGGTGTAACACCAGCACGAAAAGCTTTTGCTGCTAGGTTTGTGAAAAATGATTCGGCCATAGTTCCTACTTCTTAGTTTGATAATACTATTTATATCAACTAGTAAGAAGTTTCATGCCTAATTGTTTGAGAGTATCTTCGGTCCATATTTCAAAATGATAGCCACGATCTTTTGCGTATTTGCTTGCAGCTTTCCATTTAGCTTCATTTTTAACATAGGTCATTACCTCTGTTATATACTTTTTAGTTTGACGCTGTGGTTTTTGAGGAGGGACAGTTTGCTTTTTTGGTTTGATTTCAACTAAAATAGTTCTGCCATTTGAGAATTTTATTTTGAGATCAATAAAATATCGATGAGCTCTTTTATCGGTAGGACATACATAGGGCACTATAACTTCTTCGGATGACCAACCAATTACGTCATCACGTTCTTCACACCACTTAAAAGCCTGTCGTTCCCAAAGAGATCTATAAGTTACTTTAGTTGCATCACCCATATACTTCTTAGGCTTTTTAATTGTGTATTTGCCTTTGTAAGTCTTTGCCATTTTGCCTTATAAATAATCATAACTACTCTTAACAATATTTATACCTGAGGCTAGAATGGCATTTAAAGCACCATTAGTATTTCCAAGCAATTTATACACCACCGGAGCTGGCTATGTAACTTTTACTGCTTACGATAAAGATGGTGGGTCCATTGGCCATTGCGCACTGTATATGCCACCAGGCGTTTCTTTTGCAGATGGCGCTGGTTATTCCACATTTGATATGGGCCCTCTTGGAGCTGATATTGCTGCTGGTATTTCTGGCGGGTTAAACCAAGATGCTATTAAAAGCGTATTAGATAGTGCAACTGGTGCTGCTAATAGTAACTCTGATTTAAGAACCATTATGGCTGGTAAGATGATTCAAAATGCTGCAATGGTTCCTGGTGCAGATAAAGTTTCTGACATTTACCAACAATCAAAATCTATTGCAATTAATCCGAATACTACTACTGCTTTTCAAAACATGAATATTCGTTCTTTTGTATTTAACTTTAAATTAGTTCCAGATAATCAATCTGAATCTGCTGATATTAAAATGATTCAAAACTTTTTCCGTGAGCTAATGTACGCTGACACTGCAGGCCAAGGTTATCTATTAAGCTATCCAGCAAAGTGGAAGATTAAATTTAAGAATAGTCTTTCAAATGAAAATCCATATTATCCAAAAATTTATGAAAGCTATTTAACAAACTTTCAAACTTCATTTAATAGCTCTGGACATTTACACCATCGTGATGATGCTCCAACTGAAGTGGATATTTCTCTTACGTTCCAAGACACTCGTGTTCTTACACAAGCCGATATTAGAGGATTGTTATAATGCCACATTATTTTAAAAACTTTCCGATCACGTCTTACAATTTTAAAGATGACCCAAACGCAAGAACCGTTGTTGTAGATATTTTTCGTAACATTCGTACTGATGTTAAAATTGACGACGCGTCTGCATATACATTTTATGAGATTCAAGAGAATGAAAGACCTGATCAGATTTCCCAAATGTTTTATGACACTCCTGAATATTTCTGGACATTCTTTATTATTAACGAACATCTCTGGGAAGGCTTAAATGCTTGGCCAATGGAATATAATCAATTAATGGAGTATATTTCAGAAAAATATACAAAGACATTTATTACATCTTATGTGAACTCCGGTTATTCTGGAGAAAATCATTTATTAGTTAATAAATTTTCTATTGGAGAGACTATTACTGGAAGTAATACAGGACATACAGCAACAATTGTAGATATAGATGTTTTTATGAATAGGTTAGAAATAGAGAATGCAACAGGCGATTTTTCTAACGATGTTGGGTTTGTAGGCTCTATTTCTGGAGACAATTTAGAAAAAACTCAGGTTTATGACTTTTCATTAGAAAAGCAAATAAATGCTGCGCATCATTACGAAGATATAGATGGAATGGAAATTCCAAGAACACTTTTTTCTAAAGGCGAAACTGAAGTATTTGAAGTTACTCATCGCGAGTATGAAGAAAGACTTAATGATTCAAAGCAGCAAATCAAAGTATTGAAACGTGGTCTTATTGAAGACTTTGCTAGGGCTTATAAGAAGTTAATTAATCAATGAAGCAATCAGGTTTACATCCTACTAACTCTACAGGTGTAGGTAATCCCGGTGCTTTTCGAATGGAGATTAAAATCTATTCGGCAAGTGGCGAAGAAAGAGATATTACTCAACTTGTAGATACATTTGAAGTCACCGAATCTGTTTTCCAACAAGCTAT